ACCCTCAAATCTTTGAACGTCGGTTTGACGGTGACCGAGAAGCAGGATATGCCGAGTTGGAAGCAGCAATGGAAGGAAAATCCCCTAGTCTGGGTTACTCACTGCTTGCCGAAATAATCCAACACACTCGGCACAAAGTAGTGGTTACTACCAACTTCGACAACCTGGTAGCCGATGCTCTGGCCATGCATGCCCACCAGTCCCCATTGGTAGTGGCCCATGAGTCGCTGGCTGGGTTTGTGCGGCCGCAAATGCGGCGTCCTTTAGTTGCCAAGATCCATCGAGACCTATACCTGCACCCCTTGAATGATCCGACGGGTGTCTCGACTATGGAGCAAGGTTGGAAGGTCGCCTTAAAAAAGCTATTTCAATACTTCACCCCAGTAGTTGTTGGGTATGGCGGCAATGATGGAAGCCTAATGGACATGCTAATGGGACTGGACCATGGCGATATCGCAGGGCGCATGATCTGGTGCTATCGCGAAGGCTCACCTCCCCCAGAAAAGGCATTGAGAGTGTTGGACAAGCACCGCGGCCTTCTGGTCAAAATATCGGGATTCGATCAATTCATGCTACAACTGGCTGCCAAGTTAGTGACTGACTTCGACGTTGGAGCCATCGCGGACCGGACTGAACAACTGGGTCTGGAACGTGCCGACCGCTATCGTGATCAGGCCAGCGAACTTAGCAAATCCTCAGCATATGGATCCCCGGCAGAACAAAGGGCTGGCGAAGTTCTGACGCAATCATTGCTTACGGGCCAAAGCTGGTCGGCATGGGAAATTAGAGCCAAGGCCGAGCCAGATGCTCAAAAGCGCAACGACATTTACCAGGAAGGCATCAAGCACTTTCCAGCCAGCGCAGAACTCGCTGGAAACTACGCAATCTTTCTAAGTGATCAGCTCAAGGACTACGACGCAGCCGAAGCAATGTATAAGAAGGCGCTCGAACTCAATCCCAGCCACGCGTTGCATACAGGCAACTACGCGATTTTTCTGCACTCTCACCGCAAGAACTACAACGCGGCTGAAGCAATGTACAAAAAGGCGCTTGAGCTCGACCCGAACCATGCGGACAACATCGGTAGCTACGCAAACCTTCTGTCGGATAGGCTCGAAGATTACGACGCGGCTGAGACGATGTACAAGAAAGCGCTCGAACTCGATCCTACGCACGCAAGAAACATAGGTAACTATGCAGTATTCTTGGCAGATCAGCGAAAGGACTTGGATGCAGCCGAGGCAATGTACAAGAAAGCGCTCAAAATAGATCCGGACTATGCAAGGGCCGCCGTCAACTATGCCGGATACCTCGCAAATCATCGTAAAGATTATGATGCGGCCGAGTCAATATTCAGGAAAGCGCTCGAAATTGCCCCTTCCGACCCGATGTGCTCTGGTTATTTTGCGGACTTTCTGGCAGATCAGCGAGAGGACTTCGACGCGGCAGATGCTATGTACAGGAAAGCGCTCGAGATCGATCCTTTGCACGCGAGGAACACCGGCAATTATGCTGTCTTTTTGGAGGAACAGCTCAAGGACCGAGACGCAGCAGAAGCGATGTACAAGAAGGCGCTCGAACTTGATCCGGACAACGAACTATTCATCAGTAACTACGCGAGCTTTTTAACTCTTCAAAACGATAGTTCTGTCGAATCTTGCGTTTTATTACAGCCAGATGACTGAATAGCTAATCTTGTTGCGATTATAGGATGCCCCAACGTCTGACGCTACCAAAGTCAAGCCGATGTACTTTCAAGCATAAAGCGACCCAAATACTTGAACCCTCGTTATTAGCTTCCCAAGCTGATAACGAGGGTTCGATTCCCTTCACCCGCTCCACTATTTTAAAGGCTTCCAGCGGTATGGAAGCTTGGCTGCTCAAGACTGGTGACAGTTTTGGTGACAGTTTGTCTGTTGGTGCGTTTGAGCATAAAGCTCACGCAGGCATACAGAGACCCGCCAGTTTTCGGGAAAGTCCTCGGAAACGAGTAAGATCGGTAAGACGCCCACAATCCCGCTTTAAAGCCTTGATTTCATTGGCTTTCGACGACTGTGAGCAAGGTAATTTTTAGGTAATGTAGAAGTAAGATAATAACTTTTTAGTAAGGTAATTTTCTATTTTACAGAGCCCTTAAAAATCAATCACTTAAGCTCACATCACCTTTCTCATTACTCAAAATCACCTTCCAAAGTAATCCAGAAAAGCCAATGAATACGGGGCTTTCAGCGATGCCGTCGCCCTCGAATCGCAGCAGTTCGATGCGTTCGTACGCTTCATAGAAACCGACCCGGCGTTGTACAAGGCATTGAAGGCACGCAAATGGGCCGAGTTTGCCAACCGCTACAACGGACCGGACTACCAACGGAACCTGTACGACATCAAACTCCAGCGTGCCTACGAGCGGCATGAGAACTGCGGTTGTGGTCAGTTGGTGGCTGCATGATCCGCCCTTACATCGCTTATCTAATCATCAGCTCCGCAGGCCACCATGAACAAACCCGATAGCCTGCGCACTCATCTGCTGGCCACCATTGCCGAACTCAAGCACAACCCTGACCGGTTGTTGATCTTCATCGACAACGGGAAGGTTCGCTGCACCGCTGCGGCGAGCCTGTCGTTCGAGTACAGCTTCGATCTACAGATAATCCTCACCGACTTCGCTGGCCATCCCGACAGCGTCATACTGCCCCTACTCGGTTGGTTGAGCGTGCATCAGTCTGAGTTGCTGGAGAACCTGAACAGATCCGCCGACGGTATCCAGTTCGAGGCGGACGTTCTGGATAACAGCAAAGTGGATATGAGTTTGACGTTACCGCTGACTGAACGTGTGGTTGTGGGCAAGGACGAGGAAGGCAACATCACCATCCGTCATCCTGGTGAACCACAGCGAGTCGCCGCATTTCTCGACCCGAACTGGATACCCGTCGCTCACGGCACGCGCAGCGAATGGGTCGTTCCTTAATGACCAATCGACTGGAAGCGCTGGAAGATTGGGCGTCCGGCCTGCTCGAGCAACTTGAGCCGGCAGCTCGCAACAGATTGGTCCGCAGCCTTGGCCACGCTTTGCGGAAAAGCCAGCAGCAACGAATCATTACCCAGCGCAATCCGGACGGCAGCAAGTACGCGCCGCGCAAACATCGCAACCTGCGCGGCAAACTGGGACGCGTGAAGCGGAAGCTTAAGATGTTCCAAAAGCTGCGTACGGCCAGCTTTCTGAAGGTTCAGGGTGATGGCAACTCCATCAGTACTGGATTTACAGGTCGTATCGCACGAATCGCGCGGGTGCATCAACACGGATTGAAGGATTTTGCCGAACGAAGATCACTTGTTGTTAAGTATGAAAAACGCGTACTGCTTGGGTTCACTGATGTAGAGTTTGACCTGATTCGCGACGGCCTTCTTGCTCACACAACCAATTAAGAATCACCCCCGAATTGACTTTCTGTGGAGGTAGGGCAATAAAAACTTTTCAGCTTCCTCTCTAGCATCAGTAACCTTTACAAGCACCTTATTTCCATCATCACCTTCTTCTTTATAAACAAACCACCGTAAAATAGCAGTATCCTCCGAATCTTCCATCAACACCGAAGACGGATCTTGTAACTGCGCAAGATAACTATTGATTGCATAGATCGGCTGCCGAAGCTCACGTTGAAAAGGGAGAAATGCGTTATAAACCTTACTCCCCATTACTACACGAGCCTTTAGTAGCGCATCAGAAAGCTCATCCAAAGACGCTGAAAACACTATCAACCTAGCACGATATACATGAGCCTCAGAAAGCCTCCATCTTTCACCGACGGTAGTATGCTTCACTTCTTCGACAGTAAAAACTCTATCCTCAGACGCCAGTACTGGCGAAAGCAATTTACTACAAGCCCGAGAGGTAGTATGACTGCGATAGACAAGAGACTTGGTAACCTCGTAGAGTTCCTTACCAACTAAATCTCGCTTCCAAACCCGAACGCCGTAAATAGCCATTCCAGCCGTTATCATCGCAGCAACAGCAATCACAGCGTCTTTAATTATTGGCGAAAGCACAGCCAAGCTACCAAGATCAATTTCCATATAACGTCCTAATACACTACCAAGTTCTAAAAGGAAAAACCCTAAACCAGAGAAGGCGCCTACCCTTGGCCGCCCCCAAATTAAAAAATCAAGCAGCTCGCGCAGCCTCACTAATCACACGTTTGAGTTCGTCACACGCACTCCTAAACTCTCTCTGCGCACTATCAGCTGGACTTTTAAACATATCCGCTGGCTGCCCTCTTTTGTATGCAAATTTATGAGCAGCATTTACCTCATTAATAACACTACGCGCAGCCTTAACCTCTTCATATGCAGGCTCCAACTGAGCCCCATAAATATCAATGATCATTTCCATTCGACTGAAATCAAAACCACCCAAGTCTTTCGCCCCAGTCTTCTCAAGGTGATCATTATAAGTCACATGCCCATCCATCACCAACTGCAAACTCAAGTACTGTTCAAAGAACAGATTCCCCCAGTGACAGACCAGTATGTAAAGCTCCTCCAAACGTTCCTTTTTTATTTTTTGACTACTAAGTCGCTCCTCATGTTCCAGCTGCTGCTTCTGTCTTTTTGCATTTGCATTATTAGTTAGCCACACACCAAACGTAGTCAATAGCGAGCCAAAAAGCACGCCGAACAGGCCAACCCATGCCGCTGAAGAAGTATTAGTCAAAGACTCTATGATCATATTTGGCTCCTTCCATATCTAAAATCAGGAAAATACGTTCTCTCTGGTTTGATGTCTATTACAGGTTGTAAGGAGGATAACCACAAGCTTTTAAAGCTGCGTTTACACATGCGTAACGCCACCATCAGCGCCATGAACGACTTAGCCACCCTGGCACGCCTGATCGAAAATCTCATCCGCTTTGGCACCATCGCCCAAATCCAGATGAAGCCTCCGCGCGTGCGAGTCAAAACTGGCGCGCTCACCACTGGCTGGTTACCCTGGATCGCCCCGCGAGCCGGTGCCGACCGCGAATGGGCCCCACCCACAGTCAACGAACAGATCATCCTGTTCAGCCCTTCCGGCCAGCTCGGCAACGGTATCGTTCTCACCGGGCTGTTTAGCGACCAAATCCCCCCCAACGGCGACCGCGAAGGCCTGCACCGCCGCACCTACCGTGACGGCGCCGTCATCGAATACGACAGCATCGCTCACCACCTGAACGCTACCCTGCCCGAGAAAGGCACCACCAATCTGGTCAGTACCGGTGGCATCAACATCGTCGGCTCGATCACCCATAACGGCGACTACACCCAGACAGGCAATCAAACCATCACCGGCAAAGTCACCGTCTCGGTGGATGTGGTCGCAGCCAACATCAGCCTGGTCAAACACCCCCACGGCGGCGTGATGTCCGGCGGCGGCATCACAGGACTGCCACAGTGAACCGAGAAACCGGCGCCGCCCTCGACCTAGTCGAACACATCACCCAGTCCGTCA